TGACGAAGCCACACTAATAACTGGGTATATCTTCTTATACTTATTGAGTGAGGCTTGTGCGACTGCCATCGCATCGAATTCTCCTTCCGTGATGACAAGTCTTTTGCCACCATTTCCAAAGCTCGTACTCCCAAAAGGCTGAACATCTTTAAATTCTCCTACAGTTCTAAACTCTTTAGGTAGCTTTCTTATCTTATAGGCTACCAGATTATTATTACTGTCATAGTAAGGGTAGTTATATGACTCGATATTTCTGTCTGCATCATATGTAACTCGTACACCATAGTGTTCTGCTATAGCTTTAGTTATACCTCTTTCTTGACAACCTCTTATATCACCTAGTCCTGTCTCAAACAGTTCTAAGGTAGTCTTACCAATATCTAATGGCATAGTTATTTCCTTTCTATTTCCTACGTCTTGTATATGCACTCCACATACAAAACAGTAACCGTGATTATCATCGTAGAGTGCGAACCCATCTGAGCTACCACAATCTTCACAGTTAGTTTTACCTATCTCTTTACTTTCCGAATAATCTTTTTTCTTTAGCATAACGGTTTTCCTTTCGTTTACGTCTTGCTCTTGTTGAACGAGCTTGTCGTTCTCCTCTCTTATTACCAAACAATTCATCCCAATCCTTTTCAGGTCGTGTATTGTCTGGTCGTGTAATCGTCTGTTGCATTGTATTCATTGTATTCCTCTATAAAAGATTTAGTTAACATCCATTTCTCACTACCAAGTGTCTTATTATAAAAGACTTTCTCTCCATTATCATCTAATAGTGTGAGAACCTTGTGCTCAATTTGTAATTCTATTTCTAAATAATTTAAAGCAGACTTATCTGGTGCTTCGTGTAGCATAACGAATTGATAGTCATCTTTATTCTCAGCTACTCTAGTGGCTATATCTGAACTAGATGAAGCATAAGTCTTCCAATTAGATTGTCTTACTCGCTTACCTTTACTGTAATTCCAGTAAGACTTCTTGCCTATATATCTCTTACCAGTACTTTTCTCAATGATAAGGTATACAAAGCCTTCTGCCTCATAAGGATTATTAGCGAATGTGACTTCCCATTGACCATTAGGTCTTGCATCATCACCAGTAGCCTTATAAGCTTTCTGATCGAAGGCAACACACACTGTACTGTTACTAGGATTAACCCATACAGTCAAGTCACCTTCCCATTCCTTCTTGAGACCTAGCTTAGTCCTAAGATTAGACTTACACCTTATCTCACCATGTTCTTCCGTCTTTATTCCAACCCAACCTTTACTGTCTACCTTAGTAACATCAGTAATGATTACATCTTCATAGCGTTGATGATCAGTTATATTAGACATCATATTTCCTTTCTATATCTTAAAGAAATCTTCTGGAGTTCTTAGTATATGTATACCGTTAGCTGTCTCCATAAGTTTCTCTTTCCAATTTACTATACCGAACTTAGCTCGATACGCTGCTAGGACTCTAGCCTTACGTCTATTCATAGGTATACCTTTGAGCATCTTCTCAGCAGTCTTTGGACCAACCTTAGGTAGTCCAGGAAGATTGTCTGTTGGATCGCCCTTAAGCATTTGTAACCAGTAGTGTCTATCAGCACTATCCTCATCTACCTTGTAGAACTGTTCTCTGCGAGGGTTATAGTGATCACCGACAATACAGTCAAGGTCTTTATCTATATGTACCACACAGAATTCCTCTTTCTTTTCAAGGAGTTCTACGGATTTTATTCGTACCATATCATCTGCTTCCATACCATGTGATGGGATAGCAAGCTCTTTCTCTACAATACGATCCATAAGAGGTCTAAAGAGTTGTGCATCTTTAGGTGGCTCTTTTCTATTTGACTTATACTGTGGACACAACTTATATCTAAAGTTATCTTTACCACCACAGTATACTATCACTTCGTCAGCCCATATAGGACCAACCCAGTTCTTCTCTAATAAATACTTATAGTTATCTAAAGCATTATCTACAGTCTCCATCTGCCATGCGGCTTGATAGATACAACTGTCTGCATCGACTACTGCTATCATTACTGATTCTCCTCTGCATAGTCTCTTTGATGGTCATTCCACCACATCTTAAGATCACCCTCAACTTCTTCGTAGTCAAGATGAACAATCAATTCCTTCTGATTTCTCATGTGGTCTCTGTACTCAGCCCAAGTCTCTGCTATGTACATATACTCCTGTGCTATCTCATAGAATTGATCCTCTAATTCCATAGCATATCTTTTCATTTGTCCCATAGTATTTCCTTTCTAATGAACATCTGCGTAACAGTTACCAATGACACCATCGCCATCCATACATGTTACATTAAAGTCTTTTGGTGCTTCTCTGAATGACTCGATACAAATCTCTTTGACTCGTTCTGCATCACTCTCTTTAGCTACCCATGCCATCTCATCGTGATAGAAGATAACTGGATAAGCATCTAGCTTCTCTTCGTTTATCTTATTCATGGCATAACCTACTGCAGCTTTGCATGTGATAGCTTCAGCTGATTGTAGTAAATAGTTTAGTGATTGATGAGCACTATTGACATATACCCTACGACCATCCAAGGCAGGAACAAAAGCACTGCCATAACCGTTCTTTGTCTTTTGAAAGATGGTATCAAGCTTTGCCTTGATCTTTCCGAGTCCTGGAATAGCTGACTGATACTTTGCTTTACTCGCATTACCAGCTTTATCATCTGGTTTACCTGTAAGTATCGTACCCAGCTTCTTACCTCCTCCACCGAATAGGTAAGCATAGAGCCATCTCTTAGCATCACCACGAGAGCTCCCAAGAATATTAGCGTTATAAGAATGTATATCTCCACTTGTAACCTCCTCTGTAAAGTTATCGTCACCTATGTAGTGGCATAAGGCTCTCATCTGATTACCTGCTGAGTCAGCTCCGACTACTCGATAGCCTTCTTCACATATAAACAATGACCTCATCTCTTTACCCCATGCGGCTTCAACACTAGGTAAGTTAGTTATTACCTCGTGTCTAGCTCTGAATGTAGGTGTTCCGATTACCCACATCTTACCATGAAGTCTTTTATCTTTGAGTGCTTCTATCCAGCCTTCTAGTATAGACTTCCTAGACCTAGTTGTATAGTATCTATCAATGTCTTTACCGATATCTCCTAATAGTTCTAAGCTAGTTGTAGTAAGCTTTGGACTTGTCTTATGAAACTCATAGCCGACCTTCTTATAGTTCCAGTCATCAGGCTTCCAACCAATAGTATATAGATACTCTTTTACTTCTTCCATATTCTTTAGCGTGACCTGTGTCTTATAACTACGCTGAAACTCTTGAGTAGGTTTCCACTCCATCTCATCAGGCTCTTCACCATTAAGATACTCGGTGAGTAATCTTCTAGTGACTGCTGTGAATGCCCCTTTCTTAGTATACTTAGCTAACTTAGGTGCTTTATCTACCCATATAGTCATCTCAGGTAGATTAGGGTGTATCCTATCTTCAATAGCATTGAGTTCGTCTGCCATAGTCTCATGTAGCTCGTGGGCTTTATCAACATCGAACAACCAACCCTTCATACGTACCTTAGCCTCAAAGACTGCGGCATCATGCTCTGCACGAAGACCCTTTGTTATCAAGGGCTTAGTGGTAGATTGGTCTTGTAGTTCTTTGATGAGCATATCATAGACTCTAGTATTAAGTGATACATCTCTTGTACAGTACTTCATCATCTCACTTGAGTACTTAGCCCAATCATCGAACTCAAACTTAGCGTAGCCGAGTTGATCTCCCCAGCTACCTAGTCCGTGCTTATGACCTCTATTATAGTTAAGAGTCTGACTCATGATCCATGTATCGTGTAGTTTTCTACCGAACAAATCAACACCAGTAATCTTTTGTATCATAGGTATATCATACCCTATAATGTTATGCCCTATTAAACATGTAGCCTTCTTAAGCATATTCAGACCATCAGCTACGTTCATATACTTATCATCGTAGTCTGTAAAGTTGTATATCTTCTTTGTATCTACATCTTGAATGACAAGACACCATATAAGTGTTGCATCAAGACCATCGGTCTCAATGTCAAATACTAATTTCATTTTAATCCTTTCCGTTATCACACTGAGGACATACTAGATAATCTGATTTATCATCCAGTACCCCAGCGAGATAATCTTTATTACATTTAGGGCAACTTATTAACTCTCTACTGTTGCCCAGAAAATTCTTCTCCATCTCCTTTAAGGAGGTCTTTATATCCATTGTATATTTTTCCTTAGTAAACAAGGAGTTAATCCAATTAAGCAGCATCTAATCCTTCCCATGCTTTACTGTTAAGCATTTTCTGTACAGCATCTTGTCGTCTGACAATTACTCTGTGTGGGTTGGGAACATTCTCAGGGTGTGATGCCCAGTCTGTCGCAGCGTTATAAGCTGCCCACTTATTATTACCGAGCACATTAACTTCTTGACGATAGTTACCCATCAGTCTTGTGAGTTGTTTCCAGTTAACCTTATTAGTTAAGGTAGGTGTAGTAGGTTTAGCTAGTGTTCTTTCAAACACACCTTGCACCACTTCAGTAGTGACTGCAGTCTTTCTCCAAGCATCCCATCTTTCTCTTTGATTAAAGAACACTTCAAGTGCTTCTTTTATCTGGAAAGCTGAGGCTTCTATATTAAACCCTGATGTATGCTTATTCTTCTCTTGAGTTACTGCTTCAGGTGATGTACAACCATTCAAACAGAATAGTCTTTCACCATAAGCGTTGACCATGATAGACCACATACCATCGTATGAATTTAAATAGTCTACCTTGAACCTGATTATATCATTTACTTCAGGGTCTTTATGTACTAAGTCATTGAAAACAAAAGAACCTTTCATCTTAGCTCCGTTCTCATAGACTCTTATATTATGGTCGTAGTTTCTAGAGATGTCTGCAAGAGCAACACCACCCATTATTCCTTCTACTATATCTTCGTGTTTAACCATATTGTATTTACCACTGTGGATACCTAGTATTTCATTAGTATCAGTACGAAGAATAGCCTTAGCCATTTCTTTAGGTACAGGTATCTTAGATTGATGAGCTGCCCTAGCCACTGCTAATTCTACTTCCTTTACTGGGAATCTGTAGTCGTCTTGTATTATAGTTGAACCGTCCATTGCATTAATTCCTTTCTACATATTTATCTTTTAGTTCTTGTTTAATTTCTTCAACTCTATTTTCAAGAGTGCTTATTGTAGTATGTATATGTCCTGTGCATGATGGTCGTATTTTACCTTTAAGTATTTCAATCTCATCTTTTAATGCTAACATATGGTCTAAGCCTTGCATATCAATTCCTTTCTTTTAGTACAAAATCTTCAGCTGAACTCTCAGCTAAGTCTTGTGTGTAATAAGTTACTCTATTAACTATCTCATTGTTTTCAAAGGACTCTACAGCATATACCTTGTGCCATGTTACTGTAGCGTACCTAGTTTTATCATCTGAATAGTAAACACTATCAGGCTCTTTACTCGACGACATCACCTTCCTCCATGTTCTCTATTGCTTCTTGTTCGTTGACTTCTTCTTCTATTGCATCTAAATAATGGTCTACATTCTTAAAGTAAGGTAGTGAACCATAGTTATCTAAGTCCTCTTTAGTACCATCATTCCAATGTATTATTATATCGTAGCCAGTTATTTCTTTTGGCTTAGGCTCTTTAGTCCTATTTAACTTCATGTCTGTGTTCCTTTCCTAGCACACTTGTATTTGAGAGGCATATAGTTAGGCATATAATCCTGTAAGTCACTCGCCATCTCATTTACTCTTACAATACACTCTTCATGTGTATCATACGGACCTTCTATATCCGCTATGGTATGACATATATTTGAGTTACCGATCATACACGCTAACATAAATGCTTCAAACATTTTATCCTCCGTAGTAATTACATACAGCGTCACAAGCACATTCTAAACTGTAGTGAACCTCTGTAGCATAAAAGTTTAAGAATGGATGTTGAACATCACCTCGATCTATCCATACTATTATTATTTTATTTTTCGTATGAGCATGAGCTATCTCTGCCATGCTGCCCCAACGTTTTCCAGGCTGGTTTTCTCTCATATCACATAGTAACACAGTACTATTAGATATATCTTGCAAGTCCATCTTGACTACTCTATTAACATTATTAGTGTTAGTAAAGTTAAGATGATGCTTCCATCTTCTAGTGGGGTCTAAGGTTTCTATCTCATCCTCAGCTAATATTTCTGTAGCGTACTTTCGCCATTCAGTCATATCATCTTTACCATAACCCTCCATACCACCACATAGGTATACATAATCTTTCTTCATCTTATTTCCTTTCTATCTCCCATCTATAAAAGATGTGATCATCTATTCTCATTATATAGGTCTTTGTTTCTGCCCAACTAGGATTAACATAGTAGGCATGGTAGTGTGTAGCTCCATCAACGAACTCGTTTAAGTGTCCGTTGTATACACCATTAGCAACATGCATGGCAGTCTCCCATGCCTCAGTCTCTCTAGGCTTATCGCTTTTACCATCACAATACCAGCTGAATTGACATTGATTCCGAATAGGAAAATCAGGCTTCCACTTATAAGTTAATCCTTGCTTAACAACATCACATACGTTGTTAGGATATCTGGAATCCTCTACTCTATTCATCACAACTTGTGCCACTGCCACTTGCCCTACAAAGCTTTGATTCTTAGCCTCATGGTAGACATTAAGTGCCAGACACATTATCGCTTCGGCTATCATTAGTTTAACTCATTGATTTTATTTATTATTTTATTCCAAGCTTTCTCTATTGCTAAAGCAGATTCTACATCTGTCTTATAGAATTCGTTACAAGCACTCATAAGCTCTGCTTCTATTATAGCTATAGCATTACTTAATTCTTTTTCCATGTTATACCTTTCTAAAAACTATCGTTATAATGTTCAGCACCCTCTTCATCCCATATCTTAATGGAATCAGGTAACTTCCCATCTACCTCATACTCGGTATGTACTGTTATTGGAGGATACTTATCTGCGTCTGTGAAGTGTATTGTGTAAACACCCCATCGACCATGTACCTCATCTATCTCAGCACCAACTGGCATATCGAATATACCAAAGTCAGCCGCCCAGATTATACCTTCTAGTCTCATTTCTACTGTCTCAGGAGCTTCCAAAGCTTCCGAGTCAAAGTTATCTTTATTCTCCATGACTAAACCTTTCTTGATCCATTATAAATCTCTTTATTTTACTCTCTAACTTGATTAAGAACCAGCCATACACATGTTCGTGTAGCCTCATTCCATCTTCCATAGTTTGTCTTTGCATTTTCTCTATAGCCAAGTCTAATTCATTCATCATTGGCTGGAGGAGTTGTCTTAAATCCATTCATAGTTCCTTTCAATCGTTCATGTAGCTCTGGTTTAATAGACAGTGTACCGTTCTCATGTACATTCATGTTCTCATTTTCTAGTTCAGTAAAACATATATCACTGAATGCCATGAAGACCATGAGGTAGGTGAACTCATCTAACTCTAAGTCAAAGCCACCCAATGAATTCCATAAGGTGACTATACAATGTTCTATCTTAGTCTGAGGGTCAACTTCAACGTTAACCCTCAGTTCCTCATTTAGTTTTACTCTTGACCTGAAGTCTATGACATCTCCCATTAGAAGTCTGCCTGAGCTTCAGCTCCTTCTGCACCTTCTATTACATCGAAGTCCACTTCAGAGCTAGGTGTATACTCAATAAGCTCTTTTACTCTCACTGCTGATAGCATAGACGATACACCTTTCTTTCCAGCGACATCATAAGGGTATTGGAATAACTTTAGATCTCCAATACTACCATTACCAATATTACTAGATGGAATAGGTTGATTGTTACGACCAAGAACAACAGGTGGTTGGTTAGACTCTCCTTTACGATTAAGTTCTTTACGCTTGAGATTGGCTTTCCAAAAACCATTGTCATCTTTCTTAGCATTAATGTAGAAATCCTTTGACCAAGTCTTAGCAATATTCTCATCATCAGTTCTTATTTGAACCTCCCATACTTTCTCTCCAGTTTTAAATGGATCTACTGGGCTATCTAATTTTGCCCAATGTAGTTCAACGTCTTTTACTATTACAGTTCTCTTTTCTTTTAACATTTAGTTCTCCTCATTATGTTTGATTAAGTAGTTCAAGTACCATTGAGCTTTCTTTAGCTCTTGGGTCTTGTCATCTTTCTTTCCGTATCGCATCAGGTATTTATAAACCTGACCCATTAGGTGTGCCTCGACACCCTCAAAATCCTTTAACATGTGTACCATCATATCCATGTACTCATAGTTAGGTAGGATTTCTTTATAGTGTGGTGGGCTTATCTTATCCACAGTATAGTATTCACTTTGCG